GTTTCAGTTGTAACTGTGACAATTCCTGCAAGAGTTGTGCTTGCAACTCCAGCTATATTTGTAACTTTAACTGCCTTATCAAGTAAAGTGAATATTCCATTTGTTGTTCCGACAGGCCCAGTATAAATTCCTGCACTAACTGGTATCACTTGTCCTTGAGGAATATTATAGTAACTAACAGATTTGGTGCTAGGAACTTTAAGAACTTTGAATAAACCATTATAATCACTATTATTTCTATCATCTACTGATCCAACACCAATGACTTGTATTGCTTTACCAACTGCATCATCAATTCCTGTTACCTGAACAACACCATTCACCCCACTTCCAGATACACTCATGGTCATACCAATACCATAACCACTTCCACCATGATTTAATACAATATCTGTAATTTGCCCACTTCCACCAGTGACAATTTTTGCAGTTGCACCATCACCTGTGATTCCAGTTCCAACTAAAGGAACATCAAATAAAGTGGTATTGTTTCCATAACCAGATCCAGCTGCAGTTAAAGAAAGAGTCGTAACTGGATTTAAATTATGCTCAATATCTGATGTAATAGTTGTAAAACCTGCACTCGAACTAACTCCATCAGTAACAGCAAAACCAACACGATTGTCTCGAAGATAGTTGATTACTGTTTCTTTTGTTATACTATTAATCGGATCATTTATATTAACTTGACCAAGAAGTTCATTTGAAGCAGCAGAAACTGCTTGAACTGGGTCATTATTATGATTATCCTTATCAACTGTTGGATATAAGTTAAGGAAGTTTTGCCTATACCTAACATCAGAAAATTCAGATACAGTTGGTGAGATATTTCCAATCAAACAAGTTAAGTAGTAAACACCATCCTGTTCACCAGAAATATAATCTTGAATAGTCTCAACTTCTTGTATAGTGTATGTTGTATCATACTCCTTTCTTTCAAACGCTGGTAAGTTTGGTCTTGTCTCATCACTAGCACGTAGAGTACCTAAGTTATTTGTAAAAGTACCACCAAGATTTGAGTTTGAATATGTGAAACTTTTTGGTGATGGAGTTCCAGTAACTGTAAAAGTACCATTAAATCCAACGTTATCAAGTGCTCCAGTATTTGTTGAACTTGTTACATTTTTGACACGAACTACATCATTAACACTCAATTTATGTGGTAAATCTGAAGTCACAGTAACAGTTGTGCCAGTACTTGAAATTCCTGAAATTATTTTTGGGTTACGATTTGTAATTGCATTTGAACTACTAAGAACTCTTTCTTCATTGACTGTTCTGGATTCTTGTAGAGTATAATTTTTCTCTGGTTTCTTTGCGATTGTGGCTGAAAACTCTTTTGGAATTACATAACGTAAACGATAGATACGATCATCTAAAGCACGACTTTCTGATATTCTTTGAACATAAGTCGCAGAATTATTTGCTTCAATATCTGTGGAGAATCCAACAATCCCCTCATGAATTTTATTAGTGGTAGTTGTTGCAGAACTAAGTATATACCAATTAGATTTTGTGGTATCAAATTGAACTGGATGTCCTACATCACCTGGAAGTTTATCTGTAACTCTACTTATAACTGATAAAACACCACCTAATTTATTGTCAATCGTAATCGCATCTCCCCTAAAGGCATCATTTAGAGTATTTGCTAATTTAATTTTATTATCTGCACTTCCAAGAATTACAAAATATTTTTTACTAATTTTAATTCCATCTGGAGTTCTACCATCATCAGCAAGAACTACAACTGATTCACCTGTTAAGAAATTATGATTAGCAGTCAGAGTTATTTCTGCAGCAGAGCCAGTAGTAATTGTATTTCCTGCAATTGTTCTCTCAACTGTGAATCTTTTCTCGAATGAAGGGCCATCACCAGATGCAACAGGCATCAATATGGGTGCTGTGTAAGTCACATTCTGACCACCAACATTTACATTTAAGTAAAGAAGATCATCTTTTTTTGCACCAATTTTAAATCCATTCGCAACGTTAGTTGGTGGATTAGTAAAATCCTTTTCACCCAATATATAAAGTCTTGCTGTCTCACCTACACCTACACCACCACCAATATTAGATGTACTCAAACCTACATTTAATGATCTCCAAATAACGTTTATTGACTCTTTTTGTAAATCTTTTGGTGGAACAATATGTGTAACATATCCAGTGTCGTCACGAGCAAATGGATCTTTTCTGAATCCTTTTGATACTAATGCCTTTGCACCAAAGTTTGAGTTTGAGTTAGTGATTGATTGCTCACCACCCGATTCAGATAAAAAATGATTTGCATATCCAATAGCAAAAACAGAAACAGCTTGAATGAAAGAGTCATTTGAACATTTGATGTGAAAGTTTTCATATCTCTTTCTATAGACTGAGTTTTGGTTCGTATACAAAGGTGTCTTAAATCTCTTTTCAGTTTCTAAACCCGCATTAACAGAATCAATGTAGTTTCCAGTTGCTGGTTTGTATATTACAAATGCTTTATCATCTTTCTGTAGACCAATACCAGTGAATTGAGCAACAACCATTGATTTGAATCCAGTTGCTTTTGATCCATCAGCATGCAATCCACACATACCAAAGACAGATCTGAGTGAGCAGTTGAAAATATAAGGAGATGCACCAGTAACACTATCAGCTTCTATTTCTATTGTTGGTGGATCTGCTGGATCTATGGTAATAATATCTTGAGCTGGATCACCATTCATTGTGTATAAAAATTGTCTTTCACTTGTAATTCCACTTACACTATAAGTTCCATCATAAAATGTATTTCCTACACCAGTAACTAAAACTTGATCGTCTACTGTTAGACCATGTGCTGCTTTAGTAACCACAGTTGCACTTAGTCCAGATGAAGTTAACTTTTCAATAACTTTATCGTCTGATGACAAATCACCAACAATCTTAGATTCTGGAGTATTTGGTTCAAAGTCTGAACTTGCAGGAAAATCAGGGATGTTTCTATTTCCAGTATCATTTCCATAAGCATTCATCAACTTGAAATAATACATCTGCAAATCACTTAATGATGTAAATGATTCTTCGTTTATACCATCAGCATATTCAAAACAAGTTAATTTATGGTGTGATATTCTTGGATTTCTCTTTTCTGTAAAGTTTTTACTATAATATACTGCCTGATTTGCATCAAATAAACTAAATTGCCAGAAATAACAACCACCAGTTACACGAAATATTGCTGATCTTGGTATTACACTATCCAAAACGTCAGGATTTGGAACATATAAAGGTCTTATCTTTGTCTTTCTTAAATCTAAACCTACAATTGATGTACCTTTTGGAACAATTATTCCTCCGTGAACTGAATTAAATCTACGAAGAACGTTATCTGTATTGTTTATGTCAAATATTGAAGCATTATTTAAGAGTAAACTTTCTGCTGTAGTATTTCCATCAATATCTAATAATTCTGCAGATGCACCATTTTGTTTAATATATAAACCTGGTCTATTATCTACTGTATGCTCACCAGGATATAGTAATATTGTTGTTCTATCAAATCTATCGTTGTTAAATCCTGATTGATATGAAAATCTGGCTGCCTCAATTAATGCTCTTTGTATGGTAACAAAAGGTCTGGTTAAAGAATTTCCTCTATTATCAAAACTATCTGTAGAGTCTAAATCAGATGGATTTACATAAAGGATATTACCAGTGGTATTAACTAAGAAATTTTCTAACCTTGAAAGGGGCATTGTATTAGCACACTAAATTTTTTTCTTCTGACTTATTTATCACATCATACATCAAAAAGGTTTTGAGTCAAATTTTTGGCGGGATTTTTTTTGCGACTTTTTTGTAATTGAAAGTCGATTTTGGTTTTGGGGTGGTTTCTCTTAATCCTCGTAGACTATCTCTCCACGCAGTTCAGCAAGTTTTGCAATCGCAACTGCCTCAACGCAAGTCCAGTATGTTTCACCACTCACCAAGTTTTCATCAGTAAAATATTCTGCAATATCTTCTTGCAAATATTGTAACTCTCTTAGTTTGTGTCTTTCGATGTGCATAATTTACTCGCAAGATGTTTTTATTTATTAAGTTTTTCTTCTGTCATAATGATATCCAGCAATCGAATACTGATCGTTTTTACCTGGATAATCTTCAGGTGAGTTTCCTTCATATTCTGGAATCAAAGGTTCACCATCTTTTCTTTCACCATAAACTATGTAACTACAGTGAGTTGGAAGATTACTGTGATTCTTTACTATAATTCTATTCTTTGCAACTGTATAATATAAGTATTGATAAGTTCCAATCGGAGTTAGATGCACAGTAATTGTTTTGGTATCAACTAAATCTTTCCAATAATCGGGAAGTTCAATAAATTCACTGTCTTTTAAAATACCTCGATGATATACACCACCCTCTGGGCCTTCTAAACAAACATATCTTAGTCTATGATTTTCTTTGGTTGGGTGCTTGATATCGAATCCTTTCCAACCTTGAACATTTATAGTTCCTTGAACAGATGCATACGTTGTACCACTAACTCTAAGATCTTTTG